TTAAAGATGCAGCTCACTTGTTAGCCGCTGCTAATCAGCTTGTCAAAACAGGCAAAGGGTTTAATGCCCTTCATTTGGTCGCTCAATGCGATAGAGCTTTTCACAACGACATTAAAGCCTATTACAAACACAATGCAATTGCATTTATTAATCATTGTGTAGTTGCGGTTGATGAGTCTCAGCGAGGTCAAAAGCTTAGACGATTTATTCTTTATCCTGAGCAAGAGCGATTAATCAAAGAAATTGAAGAATTCTTCAACACTCGAAACCCTGATGAGAAGCTGATTTATGTAATTAAAAAATCTAGAAGAGTTGGAATGACAAATACGATTCTTTGGTTTATGCTTCATCGTCTAATTTTTTGGAATGATTCATCAGGCCTGTCTTGCTTGACATTAACAAAGGTTGACGAAATTGGAAATCCATCATCGCTTATGGAAAGATTAAGGTCGGCTATCAAATTTGTCCCTTATTACTTGCTGCCCGAAAGCTTTAACCCTGACAGAGATTGTCCTCAAAAGCTTATTAGAATTGGTGACGGTGCGACTAGTGCGGCAATATCAGGCCATCCAATCAATGATCCAAACGCAGCCAACGAATTCCTTAAATCGGGCCGTTATTCGATTGCTTTAATTGATGAGGCAGCTGCACTTGATTCACTTAGCTTGGACCTTGCTCTCACTGCTTGCCGTGCTAGTACAGATTTAACAGTAGTTTTAAGCACCGCTGCAACAAGTGCCAGTCACTCATTTGAGCGGATGAGTGATGAGACTAGTGATTATTTTGCAGATAAAAATATTATTAGGATTCGCTGGTTTCCTCATTCCATCAATCCTGACAATACGGATACATGGGTTAACAGCTTTAGAACGGACGAAGAAACATTCGAGCGAGAGATCATGGGTAATCCGTTTGGTGTGTCCAATGTTGTTATCAAAAATCCTGATCACAATATAATCACTAATGTCAAAACCCTCAAACCATGGGCTCTAACAGACAGCTTTATTAGCAAACAATTAACAAATGCAAAAGTATATTTATTCGGCGATGGTGGTGGAAACTCCAATTTTCATACGCTTACAGTTGCACTCAAACCGAAAGAAAATGACCGCTTAATATTAGTAAACAGTTTTGCCTCTCAACCACCACGAGAGGAATTTATGCCAGTTGCTGAACGAGCTTTGAGCTGGGTAAGAGATAATCTTTCTCAGTATGAGGTTCACAAAGATGTGCATTGCGACCCCGTTTTGGCTTCAGAGGCTTTAGAGTTTCAAGCCAAATACGGCCTAAGGCTAGTCTGCATGGAGCATTTACAGCATCCATCTAAACACTACTCCGAAAAGACTCAGCAATTCTTCAAGTCACTCTTTGCAACTTCAGGACGTTTAACTCATCGGCTTGCTAGGCTTAGATGGTTTATGCAGTTAAAGTTAGCTGATAATCATCCCGCTCTTATCATCCTACCTGATTGCAAAAACATTATTAAAGGTTTAATTGGTGGTGATTATCAATTCGAGGTTAAGCACAAGGTAATAACAAGCGACTTACTCCAAAATCATCCCATCTGTGATGAGTGTGACGGCGTGAGTTATGGAATAATATCGTTATATCCACTCTCACAAATCACAACCACCACTCAAACAGGAAAACATGGAATCTTTTAAAAAGCCAGCAGAAGAGCTCGTTAAGCTGTATTTAATCAGGACGCACAAAGGACAGATTGATTTGTGCGAAAGGTCAATGGGGGCTTTTTACCCTTCGCCCAAATGTAGCTTTGGCAACTTAAGTGATGCAGTAAATCGTGCGAATGAAGGTTATATTGCTAAGCCTTTCTTTTGGTCTCCTGGGTATTCTAAAAGCGACGTCCAGTTTTATGCACCGTTAGACAATTACATGACAGAAAAAGGTTTACACATAGCTAAGTTTATTGAGGACGCAGACAAAGCAAATCTCGCAATCGCAGACAAGGTGACAGAATTGATAGATTATTGCAAGAGAAATGGCTTTTTTGTTGATGATCAATACCGCCTAATCAACGGGCCGCAAGAAATGAATATTGCAATTAGTGGGACCGAAAGGGTAACAATCACATACAAATGACCGATTGATCTTTTCGGTTATATTGAATTTATTAGTTGATCAGTATTAAGAATATGAAATTTGACGAATCAGGGAAATTGGAATTAACAGACGAAGAACAACAAGTTTACGATGAATTCAAAGAAGACCCAAGACCAGCCAAGTGGAATGAAGATTTTGCTTCAGAATACTTAGCTGGTGTATGGGCTGGCTTACAAATCGCAGAAGCTTATCTCACAATTGCAACCGATGAGTTAGAAGACAAGGTGACAGAAGGGTAACAATCACATACAAATGACCGATTTTAAGCCATACAAAGCAAATCCCACAATCGCAACAGGCGATGACATGAAAAAGGTGGAAGATTTAGACCTGCCTACCAGTTGGAAGCCCGTAAACAATCTGGCCTATATAAAGCCTAATACTGATATTACGGTTATAGTTAGAGAAAGCGGTTGGAGCACAAATGCGCTCGGAATTTCGATGCCATACAGGCAAATAGAAGAACATATTACGCTTGATGCGGCTTGCTCAGTGCGAGTAATCGACGAAGTAGATCCAGGCAAATTTCTGTGTCGTTATACAGGCGATGACATGATTGACAACTTTATGGTAGTCCCTTTTGAGGCGCTTACATTCGATGAATGGAGTCAAGAGATATGCACTATTCAGCAACGCAGTGACAAAGTAATTGATGACGTGATGCAACTATTGGAATAATGAGCAATTTACAACAACTTGGATTATCTGGAATGCCCCAAATGATGGAGGCTGATAGCAAACCCTCTTTAGATGATGTTATGAGGGCAGTAGAAAGAGCCGATCAAGTATTCGAAAAAAATATTACAGCGAGAGCAAACCTGAATAGCGATTGGGCAAAACACGTAAAAGCGGCAATTGATGGAGAAAATGAATCAGAAATCACTTCACTAGCTCAAAGATATTTACACGTTGGAGACAATACATTTGCCACTAATTGGAGACAAGGAAATCAAAGACGAGTCAAATTCATGGATGATGACTGGTTTAGATTGATTCCAAATGATACTTTCAACGCTGATCCTTTTCTGTGCAATATCAAAGCCTCTTACTTAGCAGCCAATCTTAAGAAACCTAAATCTTATTTCAAAATGACTTGGCAAAATGTAGATGCTCAGTTTGGTCTATTAAACAGTACAGCAATGCATTATCGCTATGCTTGCGATGTTAAGCCTGCCAGAAAAACCAGAAGAGTCACAGAAAACGGCCGCACCAAGATGACATTTGAGCAGGGGGAAAGCAAATTAGTTCATCAGGGCGGGGTTGCAACCTTTGTGAATATGTTTAACTGCTATCCAGACGTTATCAATTGCGCAACACAAAACCCATTTGAGCGAGATGTTTATTACAAAGAAGCTGCAATGTTTGACGCAGTGATAAATAATCCCTTATTTGATGCGTCTAAAGAGTATGTTTACGAAGATTGCGTGATTTACAGGGGGATTGAATCACTTAGTGAGTTAGAAGCTAGAAGCGTTAGCTACGAAAAGAGTTCAGCCGAAAAAGAATTAGAATACAAAGCAAATACTAGGCCAACTGTTGGACAAATAGCCATTAGGAGCGCTTATCTGAATGAATTTAAGATAAAAGACCAAGTTTATGAAGACGTAAATGTATTCTGGGCAAAAAATGGGGGAAATTGCTATCCATTATTAGTTGAATTCAATCAACTTCCTTACAAAGCTATTCTTACAGCCACTAATTGGGCGAATCCGTGGGATTTATACGGCAAATCACAGGCTCAATTAACCTACAATCAGCATTCAACGCGGGGGTTTTTACTTTCAGCTTTAGCTTATGAAGTAGTTTCAAGCATATTTGACCCTGTCTTAATTCCCTCTGAGTTTATTGACGCTGTAATCAAAGCTGGTGGTGACAAAAACATTCTGCAAGCGGCTTTTAGAAGAGATCCAAAAGCCCTTAACAAAATGATTCCTTACCAATATGCAGGTGATGGAATTGGAGCAAATATTGATTATCGTGGCTTAATCGGTGGAGTTAATCAAGGTAAGTCAAACTACAACCTTCAATTGATTCAGCAAGGCCTAGCAATGACCACAGGCGAAATGCAGAATACACAGGTTGATTTAAAATCGGTTGATGTTAACGCTTCAACTGCTAAGGGAGTTGAATTTATTACAGCTCAACAAGGGGACGCGCTTAGATCCAGCTTGGATATCCTCTCAGAGTGCATTCTTAAGCCATTCCTTGAGATGTGCTTGCATGATATGAGTACAAAGCTTTTCCCAGAACAATTCGGCTTAGAATTGCCTGATGAAGTAAAGGCAAGAATGGAACAAAGCCCAGAGTATCAAAACTTGGCTAATGAATATGAAAGAGTATTTCAGTTAAATAATGTAATCACGCTCCCAAATGGTCAATCGGTACCAATTCAATACAACAACCTAACCAATAAAGTAAGTCTGGAAATAACCAGAGAGTTTATTGAATCAATTGATGCTGATATTGAGATTCAGATTGAAAACAATGATTATGACAAGCAACAAATAAGGGCTGCTATCACTGATTTAACAAATCTAACGGCTTCACTACCAGCAGAAGCGCAAGAGTTTAAAACAATGATGCTAGCGGCACTTACTGAGCAAACGCTTGAACTATACAAATTCCCTAAACGCAAAGAATTGATTCAAAAACTGCAAATGGGAATTATTAATCCAGAGCAACAAGCACAGCAACAGGCTCAAACTCAATTAACTCAAGCTGAAGCGGTTAAAACTCAAGCACAAGCCGAAAAATACAGTGCTGAGGCAAAGGAAGAAGCCACTAGAGCACAAGCGCAAGGAATGGCAAATGAAGACAAGATTAAGCAGGATGAAATGATTGATCAGCTAGTTGGTCGGGGTGTTTAATCAGTAAACAGTCTGATTGAGTAATTAGCCAAACATCTACATCTAAAGAAAACTCATTTTTGATTTCTTCAAGCTTTTTGATTTTGCAGCCTGAATGAGCCGCAATAATTCGAGCACCATTAAAACCAGTTTTTACTACTTCATTTGGGTCTACAATGTAAATCGATTTCGACAATGGTCTTTTAAGGTAAATCCAGCCGTTGCTTTCTTGAGCTGCTGTTAATGTTTTTTTCCAAGCCTCATCATATTCTTTAAATTCTTGGTATTTCATAAATAATTTTGACAACAATTTCCTTTTGTTTGAGTAAAGATTCACAATCAAGTAAGTCTGTAAAGTCATATTCTTTGTAGCTCAAATATCTTCTTTCTTCTTCAGCTTTTTTCATTTCAGTAAGAATTAATTGCCTAGCTTCTAGAATTGAAAGGTTTTTTTTTGATTTGATGTGAGTGTCTAGAGCTGTTGAAGCGTCTTGATATTTCATTAACTAAAGCTCTCCTAATTCATACAAACGCAGGCGGGCTTTTGCTCCCATTACATGCGCTTTTAATATCTCAAGATTGCGGGTGGATTCTTCTGACAAGGGTTGAGGGCTTGATTCGGCTAGCCTTATTGATTCTTCCCCTACTGAAACACTCTCTGTTAGTAAGTCAATTACTGCTTGTCTATCCATCATTCAAACTCCATTTGATATATCTCTTTGTATCTCTCTATTTTTCTGTTTAATTTCTCAATCTCATTCATTTTTTTTGCTACGTGAAGCTTTTCAACTTCAATTACTTGCTCTAAGGTTTTTAATTCCCAGTGTGATGGGTGCGGAAGTCTAACCGAACAAGTAGGCCATAAATGCATTTTCCTTATTTTGCTGGGTGCGGAAACTATCTCGTAATTCTCCCCATTGGCAGAAATATTGGCAGCCAAAAAACATTTAGCGGCCTCGGCCTTTTCTGCTAGTTCAATCCAAGTGTTCATTTTTAATCCTTTTTTCTGACGATAAATATAGGACAAGTGGCTTTGTCTAAATCTTTGGCAATCGCTTGAAAGCCAATTTCTCCAAACTCCATTTGATATATATCTTTGTATCTCTCTATTTTTCCGTTTAATTCCTCAATCTCATTCATTTTCTTTGCTATTTGAAGCTTTTCCAGTTCAATTACTTGCTCTAGGGTTTTGAGCTTCCATCCTGATGGGCGTGGAATACAAAATGAAGTAGGATCCCATAAGTGCCTTTCCCTAATTTGGCTTGGAGTTGAAATTATCTCGTAATTCTCGCCATTGTAACCAAAAGTATCACTTGCAAAACATTTAGCGGCCTCGGCCTTTTCTGCTAGTTCAATCCAAGCGTTCATTTTTTCTCCTTTTCATAATACTCAAGTAACAAATTAGTAAATCTAGGCTTATCAAACAAGCCCATAACCTTAGCTTAATAAGTAAGCGTTTCATTCTGGCTCCTTTTCAATTGCGGCTTGACGTAAAGCAGCATATCTTTCTGCTACTTTGTCAGCGTGTTCCATTTTTCTATCAATCTTTTCTTTTTGTCTTTTGATTGCATCTTCTAAGCTTTGTCTAAACACTTTAGCGATTTGGTAGTCACCCTCATCCGTCAAGGAATCAATGTAGTCTTCCGCTTCTTCGTAAGTGTCAAACTCGTTTAATTCTCTTTGTTCTAACCATGTACTAGAACCGCTGTGTTGGTGTACTGCTTTTACAACTACAAATATTGATTTCATCTCTTCTCCTTATCATCCTTCATGGCGGCTCTCATAAACGCAACACAAAAAGCCATATAAGACATTTCTTCATAAGTCATTTCAACGCCGTTTTTCTCATTGTCTGCTTTTATAAAGTCATATTCTTCTTGAATTGCGGCTCTAGTGTCTATCATCTTTCACTTCCTGCCCATAAACGTCTTAAAACATCATTTACCCAGCGGTTAATACTAGGTGCTTTGGTTTTTCTTACTTGTTCTCTAACAAAAGACATTAAATCTTTATCAATGCTTATTGTTTGTTGATACTTCCTAAAAGGCACAGTTTTTTTTAGTGAAGTCTTATCCAAGGCTTCTTTAAATTCGTCAGGAGTACCTTCAAAAGTAGCTAATTGTTTATCCATTATTGTCTCGCTTAAGTGCACTTAATTACACTATAGCCGATTAATTCGATTCTATCAATGACTATCCTTTACAGTGATTACATGAGCAGCGAACACATAAAAACAGTATTAGGACTCATCGACAGCAGAATCAGCCTTTGCAAAGCTGGAACAATAAACGAGCTTACCCGCTCTGAATCCCTTTTTGCAATGACACAACTGTTTGACTTGAGAATGACAATACTTGAAGAACTTGTGCTCACTGAAGAATATCAGCTTAGAAAAAATGCTGAAAAACACATTGTCGAACAAAGGAAAAATTTAGTAGCCGAATGGACAGTGAATACTACGCCCCCCTTGACTTAAATGAAGAGACTCAAGCTCCTCAAGAAACAGTCGCCGATATAGAAGCCCGCCTTAATAAAACTTTTGAAGAAAAAATTAGCGCTTATGAGCAAAAAACAGCTCCAGCCGTTGATTTTTACCAAAAGATTCAACAAGGATTTCAACCCAGTCAGGAAAATCAGCTTGATCCAGTTCAACAACTGAGTCAACAAGTGAAAGATTTGCGTACTCAATTGATGGATAAAGAAGCCGCCCAGCATGGTTTTTCAAACTATGCACAAGCCATTTCACTCTATGAAGCGATGAGTGTTGACAGAGATCCAAATGTTAGAAATAAGGCCGAAGCAGCTGATGCAGCTTGGAGAAATGGAAACATTGAAGAAGCAGCAAAAATAATCAGTTCTCATTTCGGGAGTAAGCAGGCAGATGCTCCACCACTTGGAGCCAATTTAAGTCAGGGATATTCACCAGGGGCAAATTCAGGTCAAACTCAATCATTTCCTAAAATGGACGGCTCGCAAATCACTGGTTATCAAATGAGTACCAATCCAGAGCACAAAAATTATTTAAACAATTATGTGAACTATTGGAGCCAGAAAGACCCGCAACACATAAGGGATTTGATGAGTAGTTTCTAAACATCCTTACTACTTTTTAATCAAAAAATGTCATACACCCTTAATAACACAACAAATCAAGCTAACGTAGCTTTCCAGCTTTTGAGCGGAACTACATTGAGTTTTCTTGGTGATGAGACTCTCTTGTTCGGGAAAGAATTCACCGCACCAAATTCAAGCACAAAATCAAGCCCTGATAGACCTATTGTCCTCCGCAAGATTGAAGCAAGCGCAGGATCAATTATGAAAGGTCAACGTTACACAATACGTAAAGAACGCCCAGTAACTGCAACAGATAGATCAGAAAACAGCCCTGTTAATCTTCAAACTCGTACCTATGAACTTATCGACTTATTTGTAAACAGATACAAAGAAGTCGGTGTTGGTACTACTAGAAGAGCAAAAGCTCAAACATCTACCTATGATGCTCAATCCAATGCAGCTGCAAATGCCAGCGCTTTGGCTCGTGCAATGGAACAAGATATTTATGCAATATTCCCCACCTTTAGCCGTTCTTTAGGTGATGGAACCACTTCAAGAACTAGTGCCGATATTGTTAACGCCTTAAACGTTTTTCAAAATAACGGAATGGATGTCAGAAATTATCAAATCTATGACTTATGTACTCCTGAAGTTTACTCATCTTACAAACTAGAAGACCAAATCAGAAGATGGGATCATATTGGACAAACAGGCGCAAATAACTACATTAAAGGCTATATCCAAGAAACAGTAAACGGCGCTAAACCAATTCCTACTTCTTATGGTGGTAGTCCTGATGGTTTGCCAATTAATAGAGCTGGTTCAGCACCTTATCAGGCTGTAATGGTAGGCAATGGAGCTGATCCAATCTTCTTAGGGGTTGGCCTCAAATACAACGCCACTAACGAAACTATTCCGTTAATGGATGGCGCTGAAGCCGATTACGCAACCATTCTTTACGGTGTCACTAGAGGCCGTGACGAAGCTGGTGTATACATGAACTACCTAAATCTCAACGGCAGGCCAGCATCCGTGCTGAATTAACCCTTACAAATAAAACACATGTTAGACATTAAGCCCTTTCAACCTGAAGAACTCAAAGCGATCTCACTCGATTCAACTGCCACAGTTCGCCTTAAACCTACTGATATTGAGCATTATTCACGTGCTGTAATTCAGAGAGTAGAGCATTCTGACAAGCCGAATAGTGAGGAATACCGCTTAGCAGATGCTCAGGCAAAGCGTTTATGGGCTGATGAGTGTTTAGTAAGGACTCCAGACAATCTATATATCGTATACAGCCATGCAGGTTTTGAATCTTACTGGAATTGTTTGGCTCCTGAAGTACGTGAATATGTAAAAGTGATTCGTCCTTTTTGGTTTGGATTATGCGGGAATCGTCTTGATTTCAAAATTGTAGGAGCCCGCACCCAAATTGAAATAGATGAATTTATTTCTAAAAGGTTGATTGAATCAATCAAAAAGCAAATCGGGCTTTATAAAGAAAAGGCAATGGTTTGTAACTTTTACAGAGACAAAATTACAGGCAAGCAAATTCCCAAGGATGACGTTAATTTTCGTGAAGCTTTTGTGAGTAATTTTAATGGAGTTGGACTTGAATATTCAACTTATAAACTTGCTCTTATAAAGGCATTAGCAGGAGAAGGTGCTTATCCTGAAATTCCTGAAGATTCACTTAGCAAGGCTGAATACGATGAACTCAAAAAAGAATTCACCCCCGCAAAATTAAAGGAAAATAAATAATGTCAACTGAACAAGGATGGTTTCCAACTGATGCAACCTTGCTAAATGCTACAGCTGCATCAACTGCCAGTATTACTGTTCGTAGAAGTGGAACTTTAGACGTTCTTAATACTTTCGCTCAGGTATCAGGCGCAGCAATTAACGCAGGTTTAACCGCATCTCCATTAATAACCCTTGGTATTACCCGTACTACTTGGGCAGCTCCTACAACTAGAACAGTAGGAACAATTAATCCAGGTGTGGGAATTACGGTTACCCCCGGAAGTAATACCAATAACTACGCTAATTTGGCTGGTGTTTTGCCCGCTGAAGGGATTCAAGCATCTTCCGGAATTGGTGTTTCGTTCCAATTCCGCCCAGCATTTGGAGGTTTGATTAAGTATCCAGGTACTGTAACCACGGCTTCTGCCTCTCCTAACGTTACAGGCGTTGGAACTTCCTTTACGAGAGATTTCATCGTAGGAGACATCATCCTAATTAATGGAGTTCAAAGGGTTGTGATTACAATCACTTCCGATACTGCCATTGTTACAGACTCTAACTGGGGTGTTGTTAACACTGCGGTTTCTTACCGTAATGGTCAAGCTTCAGCACCAGGTGACAAGCTTAATGATGCTGGTATTGGTGCAGTTGGATCAGGCAAGATTCGTGTCATTAAAAATGATGTGATTGTTGCCACAGTGGTTCAAGCTGGTGTCGGTGGTACTGTAGCTGGTTCTCTTCGTTTACTTGCATCTTTAGCTTTAGATCCTAACTAATCATGGTTTCAACCGTACTATCAATTATTAATAGTGCAAGAGGTAGAGGGGGGCTAGGCAAAAGCCCTCTTACTGCTTCTCAATTTGATGCAATTGGAAATGTTGACAAAGATATCACCACTCTAAAAACCGAATTCGCAAGGCTGTACAAAGAACTAGCTTTGATGAAAAAAGAAGATTTCAGACAGTTATTTACTGTAACTACTGCAATCGGAGTAAATGAATATTCTTTGACTTTTGATCCTAATCAAATTGTTGAAATGGACTTAAGGGTTATTAACATAGCTAATAGCGCACCTTGGATAGTCAATTATGTTTCTGAAGCTGATGTGCTTAATCGTTATCCTGATGCTGATTTGATTCCATCTGGCAGGCCTTATCAATGGTGGATTAAGTCAACAACTAATCAACAAATCAAGAAGCTGGCATTTGTTGGAATCCCTGATGCTGTATACACAATTGAAGGTTTCCAAAATGTTAGAGCTGAAACTTTAACTGCAAATTTAGCCACTAAGTGTGTTCAAGAGGGCGATTTATGGTTAGAAGATAAGCTGTATGAAATGATGCTTATGTCATTTGGTTTGATTGATGGATATACCGAGCAATATAGCCATAACAGCAAGATGAAGTATATCGGTCAAGGCAATTCACAAGAATTGCAAGGGGAGGCTTATTTCCCAGCACAAGACGGATTAAACCAGAGGGATTTTGTAGTATGGCGATAGGTGAACTTGAAATAAGTAACGTAATTCCAATTGAATTAAAGCCAAAAAAGGTTTTAACAGTTGGTTTATTTGTTCCTGAAAAAGATATACCTAGGCTTTCACGTCAAAACCTGATAAACATTGGTAAGCTATATTTTAGGACCCTTGATGATGGCAGATTTTTTGAACAAGCCGCAATCAAAATGAAGGTTCCTAAGCCACAAAACGCAGCCGAAGCTAAAGTTATTCGGAATATGTGTTTGAAAAACTGGGAGGAATTACCAGTAGAAGAGCAATATGAGATTGTGGTTAGGCATCCAAGAAGTATTTTGAACGAATGGATCAGGGAATACAACAAAGCTATTCACTTTATGCTAGATGGGAGTGAGATAGTTTCAGCCTTATTAATAAGCGAAAGAGAAAAAGGATTTAGTTTAAGCGCAGATTTCCCTTTTGTTGAAAATGGAATAAATAGCGTCGCTAAAGTCCGTAAATGGCTTAAAGTCAAAGACCAATTATTTTCAAACCTAGGCGCAGAAGGCTATAAATACCTATTTGCAATTGCAGCAGATGAGAAAAGCAAGAAGCTACTTGAGCTTATAGGCTCCACAAACAAAGGTTTTCGCTCGATTAAACAGCTTGATAGTAGTGTTTATAATGGCAAGATAACAAGATATTCCCAGTATAGATTCAAATTAAAATGAGCATTAACAATACAGGCTTTTTCCAACGAGGATTGAGATAATGGGTAGTAAGAAAAAAGCACCACAAGTAGATCCAAGCCAAGCAATAAACGCCCAGAGAGAGGCTTTAGCGTATCAAGAGAAATACACACCAACTAGTCAAAATTATGATTCAGGCGGTTTTGGTTCAACCTTTAGCAGCTTTGATCCTACTACTAAGCAAATCAAGACTAGTGTAAATGCTGACCCTAGAATACAAAAGGGATTAAGCGATTATCTTGACAGTGCAAACAATTTTGACAATGATGTAAATGCTGAACAGCAAAATACAGATGTTCAAGTAAATGACTTTATAAAATCTCAAATAAACAATCTACAAGGTGATTTAGGGCCCGCTGGGCGTGCTAGCTCTAAAGGTGGCTATTATGCTGGTCAATTCGGTAAGTCATTGTCTTATGATGCCCAAAACATGAGAGAAGCCGCTCGTCAAAGAGTGGTTCAAAGAAATCAAGATAGATACAACATGTTCTATCAGCCTTATGCAGTACTTGCAGGTAGCGCAAATCCTGGAATGGTTAATCAAAATGTGGCTGGACTCGGAGCTGGTGGAGCTAGCACTTATAACAATATGGGGCAAACATATTCCAATGCAGCTAACACAAATGCTCAATTGAGAATGCAAGCCCGTATGCAGCCCGCACCATGGCAAACAGCGGTGGGTGTACTTGGTGGACTTGGTTCAAGCGCCATTGGAGCATATACGGGGGGTGGAAGATAATGTCACAAGGAATTCTTCAAGGGCTTCAAATAGGTTCTCAACTTGGCGAGAATATGTTTGGTCCACGCCAAAGAAGACAATTACTTCAATTGCAACAAGAGGCCGAATTTGAAAGACAAAAACAATTAGCTCAATTCAATTCGGATTTAGCAGAAAACAAAGAAAACAGGCTTTACGACAGAAACGCAAAAATCTTAGAGCAAATAATGGGCAGTAATATTCAGCAGCCAGCTAAACAGGGGCTTGCTGAAAGTGCTTTAATGGATTTAGGAGTTAGGGGAGCACCCGCAGCGCAAGGCGAATATTTAACACCAACACCCAAAGAAGGCGGAGGATTCAGCTTTGCTCCTTCTGGTGAAAAGTTTAACAATCCAGCTGCCAATAGAAGCACTTATATTGCACCTCAAAGCCTTGGACTTTTAGGGAAACAACAATTAACAGAAAGAGCGGGGCTAGCGCAAGATGCAATCACCAATAATTCTGATTTAATGTCACCTGCTAGCGTTGACAAGTCAAACAAAGTAATTCAGGCTAATTCTTTGTCTCAGGGCTTGAATGTAATGGGAAATAGCCCTCAAGGTGAACCTCAAGCTCCTGATAGGCAAGCCCATAAACGGGAATACATTAAAGCTTATGGGCCCGCTTTCTTAAACCAAAAAGGGGGAGTTGCAGCGCTTTTAAAAGCCGAAAATGATGATTGGTACAAGAGCCAACAAGACAGCTATAACCAAAAGAAACAACCGCTTGAACTTGAAAAACTAACAAATGATATTGAATTTAATAAGAGGCACAGAGAATACACGCTTAAGCGTGACAAATTACTAACTGAGCTTGAAAAGGAAATCAATCCGCTAAAGATTAAACAAATAGAATCACAAATTAAGAATCTGGACATTAGAAACCAGTATCAAGCTTTGATGTTCCAGAACACGTTAGACAATGGAAGCGCATATAGAGAAAATGTAAATGCTCCAACTTTTAGCCAATCAACTTCAACAATTGATCCAACCACAGGGGCAAAAATAACGAATACCACCAGAACAAAAGGAGCTCCATCTTCTCAACCCAAGCAAAAACCAGTCATCAACTTTAATTACAGTCCAGTTTTAAAGAGGTAGGACATGACTCAAGGCTATATTCCAAATCAAGCAATTGTAAAAAAAGCGGGAACCCCCAGAATAGAAGATGTAATGGGGGGATTGTTCAGCCGTGGCCTTTCAGGGGCTCAAGACATTATTAGTGGATTGTCAAACCGTGCAGATGTAAATCAACTTAAGTCAATTCAGGCCGCTCAATCAATAATTCCTAATAGAAATAATGTTTTAGATGCAAATGATTTATTCCAAAGCGTTTCAGGTAGAGTTTCAGGACAACAAGCTAGAGGTCTAGCCCAAAAAGAAAATCAATTAGCTTCTCAAGGACTAGTAAGCAAGCTTTCAGATAAAAACAAAATAGTTAATAGAATTGCAAGCGAAGAAGCTAAAAGCATTGATTCAGCCAGATTAGATTTAGACAGGCAAGGGAAAGAAGCTTTAACTCAATTTGAGAAGCAATTAAGAGATTCCAATTCATTTGATGACAATGAAATTCAAGACGCTTTAAATTCTGCAAGAAAGCAAATTGAATTAAAAAATAAAGAATTAATATTTGGAGAAGCAAAAAAAGCTACTCAATTCCTTGACAAAACAGGGGGGATGAATCCAATTGAGAGCGCATCATTTAAAGGGAATGAACTCACTAGGGCGATAGGTGGACAGCCTTCAATTCAAGCACAAGCATTGCCAATAGCAGCCAAAGCAGCCGCAATCTATCAAGGTGGCGGAGCTCCATTGGTTAGAACCGCTGGGCAAATTCTTTCAGCTCCTGAAAACTTAATGAAACAGGTAGGCTATCAACCAGAAAAGCCAGGGCTATTAAAATATGCTGGTGATTATCTTAAAGGGGTAAATCAGGATGTTCAAGAAAGTCCTCAAGTCCAAATGTTGCAAAATCAAAACCCTATTATTGCTGGTGGCACTGGACTTGCAGGTGAATCTATTCTTTTTATGATTGCCCCTGAGGGTGCATTAGCAAGGAACGCCGCTGCTTCAACAATTAAAACACTTGCAAAAGCTGGAGCTCCTTCAATTGTCAAAAAAATTGCAGGCGCAGCCATAAAAGAGGGAGTCCAAGACGCAGGATTAAGCGCATTACAAACTGGAAGCGATTTGCTTTCACAAGTTGACTCAGGAGCATTGACCAAAGAACAAGCATTATCACAGTTGCCAAGTCAATTAGCCATTAATGCAGCTGGTGATTTTGTAAGTGCTGGTGCATTACGTGGAGCGGGTGATTTAGCTGGTAAAGCATTAAAAGGACAAATCAAACTCCCTGAAATGCCTAAGACTGAGACGGTTGGAGGTGAGGGCGGCGCAAATGCTGTATTAGAAAGACCAACTACCGCCAAGCCGTCAAATGATTTCAACATGTCTGAAACTTATAGACAAATTGGCCAAGAAATGGAGAAAGCGGGCTTGCTTGAACAAGCTACTAAGTTTTACAAAAAAGCGGATGCGAATGATCCTTTATTAGTAAATGCAAAGCTCAAAAAGCAAAAGGGAATTACCCAAGTTCGAAAAAGGATTGCAGAAGAAGAAGCTAATCTTCAGAAGTCTCAACAGGTTGCACCTGACAATAACATTCCTTCACAGGTGGACAATTTAGGTAACCAAGCGAAGCCACCGACAGAAACAGAATCGCCCAAATATAAAAACTCGGAATTGGATCGTCCTCAGACATTGGCTCAAGATAGCAATTTGCGGACAAATACGCAAACACAAGCCCAAGTTGAATTCGCCATAAGGGCAAAAGCTGGACGAATAGAGCAGCTTAACAAACGAATTAAAGGGAATTCTCTGGAGCTAGCAAACCTAAAAAAAGGCGGTAAGTCTTGGAGAGGTCTTACTACTAAAGATATACCTGCACTAGAAAAGAAAATACAAGAAGATAAAGAAGCTTTAAAGCAGATTAAAAACCCTTCTCCCGATCTCGCTTATCAATCCAATTTGCGTAACCAACAAACAGGAAATAGCACACAATCCCGTGAAACAATTCGTCAAAACGAAAATGCCAATACACCCCCACTAAAAGAACAGCAATTAATAAGTGAAGGTATGGGTGCCACCAAGCTCGTTTCTTCAAATGAAAACCTCTTAAATAAAAACCAAGATAGCAATTTAGGCAAGAATGCGCAAAAAGATTTAAAGAAACAACCCTCCCCAGTTCAAACACCACGCAATCAAGCCGAACTAGAACAAACCTACAAAACCACCTTTGGACTTGATGAACCTAAAGCCAAAGCCGCAGCGGTTGTTACTGACAGGATATTTGACACCATTGCAAGGCGTAAAGGAATAACAAAAGAAGCTGCTTATGCTGAGGTCGGTTTCAGAAAGAGTAATGTAAGTGAAGTTGGTAAAGGGGCTAAGTTCCAAGGCGCTCAAACAGACACGCCCGAATTTAAAAACTGGTTTGGTGATAGCAAGGTAGTTGATGAAAGCGGGAAGCCTTTAGTTGTTTATCACGGGGTAAGAAGTGGAAAACAAATTGATAAATTCTTGCAAAAGGGCGATTTGGGCTATAAAAAAGCAGATTATTCTATTGCCAAAGCGGGTATCTATTTTACAGACAAGCCACACCTTGCAAAAAGTTATGCAGGAGATTCAGGACAGGTAGAAAATCTTTATTTGTCGATGAAGAACCCCCTCGATCTTGGCGAATATGACGCAATGTATTTCAATGGAACAAAAATAAAAAGCGGATCGCTTATTAATGAAAATTTTAAAAGAGACTTGCAGGGATTGCCAGAACTTCCAGATCCCGACATTATGCTAGAAGCATTGACACTAAAAGCGAGAAAATGGTTAGAAAAAAATGGATATGATGGCATGGTCGGGAAAAAAGGCGAAATGTATGCTGGGGCTGAATACGTCGCATTAAATCCAACCCAAATAAAATCAGCCACAAAAAATACAGGTAAATTTGACCCAAATAATCCTGACATTCGCTTTCAAAACGGAAAAGGAGCGATGGAAACGCTTGAAAGCGGCAAGAAAGTTATTCACGCTTTAACAGATCCTAATGTTTCCACCCCTTTACATGAAGTCGCTCACGTTTACGAGGAAGTCTTAACCAAGAGTGAAAGAAATACAATCCTTAAATGGGCTGGTTCTAAAGAATGGGACGCTAACGCAAGTGAAAAGTTTGCAAGAGGATTTGAAAGGTATTTGAGCGAAGGTAAAGCCCCGATCCCCGCTTTGAAAGAAATATTTGAAGACTTTAAAGACTGGTTAGTTGATATTTACAAAGGAATTACAGGCTCTGAAATAGATTTAAAACTCAATAAATCAATGAGAAAAATCTACGATGAAATGCTTGGACGTCCTGACTTGAAAAAGATTTACAATGCAGAATCAGCGACCAAACTAGATATTGATGACCTAGCCAAAACAGCCACTGAACCAATTGATGATTATGAAAAGGTTATGGCTGAAGCAATGCTTAAAGCTGATCCTCGTTCATTTAGAAGTGGGAAGCCTCCTGATGTTAAAGATTGGACTGAATTTCAACAAAAATACAGAAATCCTGAAAACTACAATACGCTTGATAAGCAAGTAGATACCAAGCTTAAGCCACGTCAACAAAATATTATCAATGAGCTTGCTAGCACTCAACAAGTAAGAACAAACCTTGATAAAACAGTAAAGAAAGCTAATCGTGAACTCACCAAACTTTTAAAACCAAATGAAAGCGTAAGTATTCAAGTTGGTAAAAACACTTACACCTTCACCAGAAAAGATACCGAAATAGTTCTAAATGCTAAAGGACAAGCTGAATTACAGCGAGCATTAGATGATTTCAATGAAGGAAGAGAGCCAGAACTAAAACAAAGCAAAGACTCGCTTAATGTTCAAGTTAAAAATGTTGAAATCGAAACGCCCAGAATTAGCCAGCAAACAAAAGAAGGCTTAGCTAATTTCATTGTTGAAAAAAGCTTAAGATACGCAAATGTTGACAAAGAATATGATGCTTTAAAAGTAGAGTTTGACAACAATTTCAAGCCAGATGAATTATTCGGCAAAGTTTGGACTGATAAAAATAGCACTGCTACTTTTCACGTATCCAAAGGGGCTTTAAGGGATAGCGACTTCAACGAGTTTAAGGCAGCAACCACCAAGGAATTAAAAGGAAGCAAAGCTTTTACAGAAGAAGCAGAACTCAAATATCCTAAAACAGTCAAAGAGGGTCGCTTGCCACCAACATCAACGAAGAGAGCACAAGAAGCAATTAAACAACGCTTAGACATGGCAGAGGTCAAAAAAGAGGGCGTTAACACGGTTGAAGATATTGAAGCCATTAGCAAAGAGTTTGAAGGCGTTAAAGAGAAAGTCAAGAAATCTGCTAAAGGTAAATCTTTTGCTGATGCTGGAACAATAATTGCAGCTCTTAAACTGGCAACAGGTGATCCAGTTGATGCAGTGTTATCAGGTGTTAGAGCATTTGGAGGATTTAACAAATTAGCTGAAAAAACCAAGAGCAAAGGGCTTTATGAAGCGGCTGAACTTGCTGATGCTTTCTTAGGAATGCAAAGAGGAATTGAAACCCGCTTAATGGATATTGATCACCCAGCCGTTAAAAAATTCAGCGATATTTACAAGAAAATGGCCGCTCAAGAATTCACGATTAGAGGCAAAATGAATTCTGCCATTGATGCCAAATTGGTTAATCCTGATGAGTTAGAGCTTGTCAAGAAATTCTTTCAAGAGAATAGTCCTGAAACTATTGACGCTTTATTCGCTCAACATGGAGCGATTGAAGGAATCACAAACCCCGCTGCTTATGCCTATGCTGAAGCAATTAATGATATTAGAAGAGCCAGAAAAGAAGTGTTAGGAGCTATTACTAAATCTAATGCACTTCCTGATAATGCTAAGAAAGCTTTTGAAACCTTGTTTGCCTTGGATGATTCAGTTTATGGACAAGTTCATAGCAAAGTAAACGCATTTATTAATGACACTGTTTACAAAACCGCTTTAGCCTATAGGTTAACTTCCATCCCTACTATCCTTACTGATGTTCCAATGAAGACGGGAACCACTCAAGGATTTAGAAATACAATTGGCGCCGTGGGTGATTTCTTGTCCAAAAATCCTAAAGTTGTTAATTCAGAGCTATTCAAATCATTCAAAGCGGAAAGAATGGGCAACTCATGGAATCAAGAATTATCAATACTGGCAAAGACAAGTAAAAACCCAGTCTTTAGAACACTTCAAGAGCTTGCAGGGAAAATCCAAAACAATCCTCTATTAGGAGATTGGTTTAGTAATACGACTTCAGGTATTCAAAACATAGGCTTAATTGCAATTGCCAAAAGGTTTGAGCAAAAATACAACAAGCTCAACAATACAAAGATTGACATATTCAAAGAATATAACGGCTCTAATGATGTATCCCGTGAATTTGCTTTGTACGCTAATGAGCAATTAAATGATTTATACAATGCAGGGGTTGGAAGCTTAGCCAAATCAGGCGTATCAGGAAATCAATTACTTAAACCTCTTTTGTTCTTGAAGTCTGAAAGTTTGAGATATCAAAATCTTGAAAACAAGTTGATGCAACAAATGAAAACAGGAAGCGAAGAGGTTAAGCGTGAAGCCTTTTTCGCTTTCACCAAATACAAAATGGCTCAATTGCTACTAGGAGGAACAGCAGCAACGGGAATTGGAGCTGCTAGCAATCTATTCTTAAGCTATTTAACACCTGAGCAACAAGATAATTACAAAGAGTCAATGAATTATTTGAACATTGGAAGGCTCTTAAATGTTGATCTCACCGAAAAACTAAACTCAGCAATCATTCAAAGAAAACCAGGACAAAGTTTTTATGAAGCAGCTAGAAGCACTTTTGACGAAATGAAGAATCCAATTGTGCAAGCTGTACTCAAATTCCCTGATGCGATTAACAACTGGGAAAAAGCTCAAAAGAATGGTGATATTGCTGGTCAAATAAAAGCTTTAACAGCACCGCTCCCTTATGCTTCTGGGCTTGGTGATTTAATGGCTAAAGCGGTTAGGCAGTACAAAGGAGAATTTCAACCGTTTTACGTCCAAACAGCACCAGGCAAATTTGAACAAAGCGCAAAAGAATTTGAAGTGTCTGACTATGCTGGTAAGTCATGGAAGATTCATAATGCTCAGGAAATGGCTGATTATGAAAGAGGAGCTAAAGAGTTAGTCATGAAAATTGGAGTTGAGAAACAGGGCACGCTATACAAATTAACCAAAGATTCGGCTGAGTTGAATTCATACCTAAACGTATTAATCAAGCCTAAGTTTTATAACGATGATCCAGAGATGCAAAAAATAGCTAATTTGCCAGATGGAACACCAGCAAAAGAGAGAGTAAAAAATGACATCAAAGCTGAATTGCTTAAATCTGCCTACACCTCAGTTAATGCAAAAGCCAGAACGGACGCAGCAAAAGCGCCTGTTTCTAGCCCTGCATATTGGGCAAATGCTAAAGAAGATTCCATCGAAAGCACATACAAACTGTTTGCAAGAAGCAATCCAGAAAAGGCAAAACAAATTATCAAGGAAGCCCAGAAGATGGCTAGCAAAAACAGAAAAAAAGTACTAGCGAGGTTGACAGCAAACTAAAAACATGAGAACACGATTATCTTTCAATGTCCAGCCCTTGCCAATGTCGCTAACCTCTTTAGTGACTGGTGAAGGCATTAATGCAGCGGTAAGCAGAAAATCTTTAAACACTGAAACCACAAGCCAATTAAACACTGCTAATAATGTAATTGCCACAGTTGATGGAATCGGCAATCTAACTGAGGACTTAGAAGGGATTGGTGTTAAAGAATTAACAGGAACGCTATTAAGCACAGGTATCACCAGAGCGGTCATTCCATTTCCCACCAAAACAGAACCCACCGAATTTTTAATTATTAAGGGCGGCAATGTTTACAAAATGGGCTCAGGCGGAGGAAATGAAACTCTTCTTGCAAGCGGTGTATTTAGTGCAACAGCTCAAATCGGCTTTCAATATAATTTAGGGGGAGTGAGTCAAGAGCGCAGAGTTTATATCTGTGACGGGGTGAACAATCCTAGATACTATAACGGTACAAGCTTGGTCGAAGAAACCCAGTTTAATAGTCCAATCCTAGGTTTAGGTTTTCCAAAACCCTCAATAATGCCCAGCGAGAATGAAGGGGTTAGAGGAAGGGTACTTTATGGATTCCCTGAAACAAGCGAATTCAGAAATTTTGTTTTAGCCTCAAAAGAAGGAGATGGAAGCGATTTTACGGTTCCAGGGATTCCAAGCAATATTGATGCTTTCTTTCAAAATATATTTCCTTCAGATGGTGGATATATCACAGCATTTGGAGTGCTTAAACAAAGCAATAGCACCTCTGAAACTTGGTATGTTTTTAAGAACAATAACAAGTCATACACAAGCAGCACCCCTCAACTAGTGGGCGGTGTGGTAGTGGCTGATTTCAGTTTGTCAGCTAATAATATTGGATGTTCTTCAATGTTTGGAACATTCGCTTTTAATAATGAAATTTACGCTCTAAATGAATATGGCGTTGGCTCTTTCACCACTGCTACCTCTAGCGGTAACTCAGAAGCATTTGCAACTCAATTTTCTCAGAGAGTGAATCCACTAATTAGAAAATCCTCTCAAAACGCAGCTTTTAGTAAGTCATTCATCTTGCATTGCCAAGACAGAAACATAATAATGACTTTTATGCCTGAGCTGAATGCTAATGGGACTTATCAGGGATACTCCTATGGTGAAACCCCAATGAATTATTCAATTCAAATGCAATATGACCTCACAACAAAAGATGAACAAATTAGAAACTTTTGGTCAACAAGATATGGCAAAGGATGGGGATTCTCTTGTGGGGTAGCATGTGGCAAAAGAATAATTTTAGGCTCTTATTTTGGGAAAGTATTTGAACTGTTTGGAAGCAATGAATATGAAAGAAATCCTGCGGCTTCAAGTACAGCCGTTCCAATTCGGTCAAAGGTTGAAACTGGTGATATGTATTTTGGAGGCTTAGACATTCTCAAATCATTTAATGAGCTGTATTTTCAATGGCAAGGGGTAGGCGGCATTATTGCCGATTTGTCTGTTTTCTTCAATCAAAGCGAAATCGCAAATGTTCAAGATGTTTATACCAACATAGGCACTAATGCAATAGTCGGACGATGGGATGATTCAAGTTCATTATTATGGGATACATTAGGGGGCTGGGCTGGAGTTAGTAAGGTAAACTTAAATCTAACTCCTTCTAATGAAGGTAAATATGTTAGGTTAAGTCTGGAATGGGATTCACTGGTTGGTGAATTGCCAAATACCGCGTTACTTTCTGGCATGGCAGGTTATTTAACGCTAGGAACTAATACGAGGAATATCCGATGACTTTATCGAGTGTATCGCCAGACAATACAGGGATCGCCCCTGCAAATCCTGTTCAATCAGCAAATGAATTAGCTTTTAGGTTAGCAGTTGCAAATGCCATTAATGCCTCAAATACGGTAGTTAATGGGAATTCGCTTGTAATTGACGCAATCCAAAGAACAAATTACATTAGAAGCTTTGATGTAGCTCAATTAAGCGTAGGTGCAAACACAATTGCAATATTGTCTAATGCTGTTATTGCCTGGAATAATACAACTGAACTAGAAGTGACAGGATGGCCAGCAAAGACATTTAACACCACAAGCAGCCCAGTTGAAATGGCTAACAATTTTGTGGGTTATTTGTGGATTATTTGGGACGGTGCAAGCGTCAAAGATTATGCAATTACAAGCCGCTTAATAGCTCCAGCTGTAAACTACTCTTTGCTAGGCTTGTATTCAATTAATGGTTCTGGTGTTGTATCAATTACTTATGCCCTTGAAAGATTCTTTGAAAGTACTCCTAACTATTGGAGACAGCCTCAAACTTTTTTAGGTGGATTTGATAGACAACCGCCTGTACTTACTGCTTCAGTTGCTGCTAATGCTTTAACTGTTACCGCTGCACGTGGAAGCCTTGAATTTAGAAATGCAACTTTAACAAATGGAGCAATAACAACTTTATATAATAGCTCGGCTTCGATCACCATCCCCTCAGGAACAACGATTGGAAGTAGTTTCAGCGATACTTCACCTATCCACCTTTACGCTTTAAACAACGCTGGCACGATTGAATTAGCTTTAAGTCTAAATGGCTTTATTGATACAACCATTGCACAATCAACTACCGCAATTAGCGGAGGAACTAATAGAGAATTACTGTATTCAACAACTGCAAGAGCTAGCGTTGCTGTAACTTATGTAGGTAAATTAGTAGCGCCTCAATCATTCCCTGGTACCTGGGCAACCGCTCCAACAAATGTTAAAACTTGCACTCAGTTTGAAGCAATTAATGATGAGAGATCAGGTTCTAGTTTGCAGGCTTTTAATACTCGAACCTGGGCTAATTTTGACGGCACTACAGCCGCTAATTTGTTTGGAACTTATTCGCAATCCGCATTTACGGTAACAGTCAATGCAACCGCTCACAATCACAAGTTTGGAGATTTAATACAAACTACTATCGGCTCGGGAACAGCCGTTTCAGGAACTTATACTGTTGCAAGTGTAACTGGAGTAGATAGTTTTACTTATACAGCCGGTACATCATTAACTACAAGCGGCAGTATAACTCTTAACAGGCGGGCTATTCGGGCTAGTGGAGGCGTGAGGAATGTAACTTTTGTCGCAAATGGTGATTATGCCGTTAATTATACTTATGCTATGCCCGATGTTAACGGTTTGCCAATAGTATCAGGGTCGGTAGGCACAAACGGGAGTTTAATTACCGTTCTTTGTATCCCGGGCACAACCCTTAACGCAAATTACACTCGTATTAATGGCAGCCCTACCGCAAACGGTACAGGCGGACTAGCTAATTCTTCATATGTCAATTTTGCACTAATCAGGTAAAACAAAAATGAAACTATATATATTTAACAGACAAGACGGCTCTCAATCAGCAGAATCCTTTGAAAGTGAAATCTCTGAAGACATTCTTTGGGTAGGTGAAAACTGGGAACAATTCAAGGAAGAAACAGGGCTTTCACAAGCTGAGATCGGTGGGATTGTTAAGAAAAACGGAAAACTTCTTTTTAGTATTGAGAAAAAAGCTGAAAGCGAAGCATTTAAAAAGCCAATTGCAAAAGGGAAAGACCTACTCAATTACTTGATAAAATCAGTAAGAGCACAAAGCAATCAAGAAGGGCTTAAACCAAGCGGTAAATGTATCAAGCTAAATAGATTTGAAAACATATTCACGAAGTGGAAATTTTCAGATACTCTCACGGGCAACATTTGGGGTTACCTGGAAGTAGAAGAAGGTGATTTTACACAAGTTGAATTTGATGATTTTGTAAAAAGTTTGATTGATTCACAGGCTCTCAATAACCAGAACGGAAAGAAAAATATTGTGGATGCAGTAATTGGATTAATTCAGCAATGGTCGAGTACAGTCAGATTCGTCTAAGGCTGTATATTAATTTAAATAGGAGAAAAAAAATGGGCTTTGATTTATCGATACAACCAATCAAGAACGCAGTAGATGTAACACCATCAAATACAGTTAATTTAACCAGACCAGCAAGGGGGCTATATGTTGGAGTGACTGGAAATGTTGTTGTAATAAACTTGCTAGGTAATATTGATACTTACACCAATTTAGCAGCAGGAATTTGGCATCCAATAGCTTTCACTAGAGTAAATGCAACGGGTACAACAGCAACAAACATACTTGCGGGGTATTAATAGTGGGAACTGCTTCGGGTTTAGCATTATCACCAAGTTTTGGGTCAGCTGCTAGCAGCTCCATTCTAGACCGCTTAAGTGTTAGCTCATCGGCTGCTTACTCATTGCGGAAACTAAGAAATGCATACACTGGCAATGCTATCAGGGTTAGACGTTCGAGTGATAATGCCGAGGCGGATATTGGTTTTACCACCATTGGTGATCTGGACACCGCCGCCCTTCTTACTTTTGTCGGTTCTGGCAGCGGCTTTGTTACCACTTGGTATGACCAAAGCGGCAATGCTCGCAATGCCACGAAGACCACAGCAGGAGCGCAGCCGCAAATTGTCAATAATGGTGTACTTGAAATTGCCAACGGCAAACCCGCTATCAGATTTAACGGGTCAAGCATGTATTTAGGTGGTGTATCCCTTCCACTTTCTCAGCTTACCTTGTCATCTGTGCTAAATGACGTAACACAAGCACCAACTGTTCGCTATTCTATTGGGACTGGCAGCGGTTCCGTACCAAGGGGAATATTCAGCAGCTTTACTGGATTCTTTCCGCCAACCCCAAATGCCTCATTGGGATACGTTCCAGACGCAGGGGTTCCAGTAGTGCAGACAGGCTTTTTGCCAACAATAGGACAGTCTTATGTTGTGAGCTTAACCACGACTGCGACAGAATCAAACATTCGGGCAAACGGTGGCAATAATGGAACAGGTGGAGTGATCACCCTGAACGAACTTTTCATCGGTCAACGCGGTGACGGTTTTTGGTATTACGATGGGTATAACTCAGAAACTATCGTATTCCCATCGGCATTCTCCACCACCGACCGTCAAACGCTTGAGCGTAACCAAGGGCAATACTACGGCATCACCGTCGCATAAGGAAAATCATGAAATATTTAATTTTAAAAACACCATCAACCGCATACGCTCAAGCAATTAGCCGTTTTATCTATGGGATGAGCGTTCCCGCTTTTAATGAAACAACTCAATATTATTGCGGTTGGATTGAACATCCCGAAAATAACGAAGTGGCATTAGTATTCCCAGAAAACGATTTACTGCCAATCTCACCAGAAGCAAATCCTATTTTATTGGTAGACACAATTAAAGCTACAATTACAGCCAGTGAAGCAACTGAGTTAGAAAACTTGATCGCAAATAGTCAGAGCATCAAGCCGATTGAACATATACCTGCAAGCTTAGCGAGTAATATAAAAACAGAAGCAGAAATGGAGGCGGGGGGATGGTTTCAGAAATAAGAGTAATTCGAGACAGAAAGGGCGGCACTGGTACGCTTTCTTATACCCATAATGGGATAAACATTGGGGATATTAAAATCCGTACTGGTGCAGCTAATCAGCTAGAAAACAGTGAATGGCTTAGAGGAATATCAGGGATTCCAATTGGTGATTTTTGGCTTTGGAACAAAAAAGGATATATACAGCAGCCAAACGACTTAGACGCTACTGAAAAAGAAATAGGCCGCTTTTACCCGCTTAGTACCTACGCCCATGACCATAGAACTATCTGGAATCAAGACAAGTCTAAAAAGCGTGAAGAAATAGGGCTGCATGACGAAAACGGAATTAAGGGATCTGCTGGTTGTGTAGTGGTAATACTTAATCCATTATGGCGGGTATTGTGTAAGCACCTAGACGATACACCAGAAGGGCTTATTACGTTTAGGACTAGGTGGAGACAATGAAAGCCTTAAGAACTAGACATATACCAGGCTGCTTAACCCCCCGTCAGGTTGAAGCTCAGTATGGCGTATCAGCAATCAGAATAAGGAAACTGTTGGTCAACCATCCAAATTATTTAGATGGAATAGTAAGGATTCCGCATGGTGGACGGTCTTTGCATACCTACCATATACCAGAATCTGAAGTTAGCAAGTTATTCTTTTTGAAAGGGAAGCAAAAAAAGTGATTAACTGGGAAACACTCAACTTATTATCAGCCGCTAGACCTGATCACGGGATCAAGAAAGCCGTTGACGCATTCCTGAAAATCCAAGAAAAAAAAGAATTAAAAAAGCAAAAACCACAAGGTGAACAAGTAGGCAAGTATACTAGTTGGATAACCAAGCAAACAGGAATAAATACTAGAAATGACAGCGATTTTACTAGAAGTTGTTAAAGCGGCTTGTCCTCACCTAAGCGAAGAGGAGATACTAGAAAAAGACAGAAAGATATTAGCCAGAAAGATACGAGAGAGGAAGTATTCAACAACCGTTCAGAAAGGGAGAATGTATTCTTCAGCAAAACATTGCAATATGACAGAGCTAGCGAACAAATACCCAGATCGCATATCCATGAACGAAATGCTAACGATTGTAAAAAGAACAGCTAAAACAATTCAGCTCAGGATGAAACAAGCGGGTGTAATTCCCCAAATAATACAAGTGGGAAGAAAGACCTACACGGTGACCAGAGAAGAGTTTAAAAGGGTGTTTGGAGTATGAGCAAAAAAGCATTAGGTAATTACTACGGGGCTTGTAACGAGCTAGTGAAAGCATTCTGCGAAAAACAAGACTTTACTTTTGATGGCTGGATAGCGAATGAAGTCGGAGAACATGCAAGCTTTGAATCTTACTGGGTTTTTCATTGTCATGATATTGTCACTGACCTTGAATTAAAGGCTCCAAAAGGGTTAATTAAAAAATGGGTTGAAGCCGCTTGTGAACACAATGAAGGTAAGGAATACAAGGACTGGAAAACAATCAATTACAAATCATATATAGAGGGGGCTAGGTATGAGCAAATTAACCCCACCTGAGCAAAAGTTTGTTGACTGGTGCAAACTGGAAAATATAACAGGTTATGAAATGCAATATAGATACGAACCATCTAGAAAGTGGAGAGCTGACTTTGCATTTGTTGACCAAAAGATACTAATTGAAATAAATGGCAGTGATCATTTTCGCAGCTACACAAATATCCACAACGATTACGAAAAGTGGAATCATGCCCAGATGCTTGGTTGGAAGGTGTTTTGTTTTGCCACAGGGAAACTATATTTCGAACAAATTAAGGAGCTGATTAAATGAACAAAATAATAATGACAGCGCCAAACCTCAAAGAGAGGGCAGAGGCAGTAATAAAAGAATTAGAAATAAAAGATGTTGAAGTGTCTGATTTAGAACTTTTGTTTTACATTGCGAAGAATTATCCTGATACCGCTTTTGTAAGATATGACAATGGTGGTTATACTACTGATTACGATTCAGGAATTATGCTAACCACTGAAGAGCTCGGACTAGATCCAAGATGTGATAAACAGGCTGTTTGGTTCAAGGAAGCAGGGGGCAACGGACTAGAGGAATTGGCTAAGGAGCTTAACGAATTAGACATAGACAATATGTGCTCTCGCGAAATAGCCGCATACATACTAGACAATTATGAGATTAAAAAAAAGCCAGTTGATGGCGTATAGTAATTAAATACAGAAGAATTGAGGCTAATTAAATGAATCCAGATGAAATCAACATTGTAGAATTTGGCTTTGGAACTGCTTTAGAAGAATTAAAAGCAGGCTCAAAAGTTGCCCGCTCTGGCTGGAATGGCAAAGGAATGTTTATATATTACGTTCCCGCTGCATCATACCCAGCACAAACCGAAATAGCAAAAGAGCATTTTGGTGAAACTGTTCCTTATGGTGCATACATTGCAATGAAAACAGCTCAAGGTAATGTTGTTCCATGGCTTGCATCTCAAACAGATGTACTTGCTGATGATTGGCAAGTAGTTTAAAAGGAGATTAAATGAAAGACTCACTCAAGCTAATGCTAGGCCTTGCCATAACTTTCTTTTTGTTTGTTTTGGGGTGTTTTGTATGCGCATTATCTGAAGAATTGAAGCCTGAAGACTTTAAGCCCGTCCTATTAGGCCGCAAAGACCTAATCAGAAACAATTTGATTTTGTCAAACAACGAATTGTGTAAGCATGTTGTTGATTCAATGAGCTTGCAAACTACCAGCCTAAACAAGCAACTGTTTATATTACTTGATGAAAACAAGGAACTAGGTCGCCAATTGAAGGAGTGTAAGAAGAAATAAGTAATGGAAGCATTACCTCCAAATATTGAAAGTTATGGAGTGCTTGGCTTAGTTGCTTGGCTAGTCGGCAAAGAGGCATTGAAGCCGTTATTAGATAGTTTTATTGAAAAGAATAAAAAACAGTTAGATAGTGAATTAAGCATACGCAAAAGCGATCAGGAAGTGCTTCAAAGTATTTTGATTGATGCCGTTAAAAGAATTCCTGATTGCTTGGATAATTTGAGGGATTGCATCAATAGGCAAATCGAGAAAGACAATCATAGAACGGACTTACTAGAGCAAATGCTAGAAAGAAATGGCCGTATCGATGAAACCTTCAAAGCAGTCTCACAAATAGAAGCGAGTTTGCGAAATATTGACGGCAGGATCGATGCAGCACTTATTGCGTCTGGGCATGTACAAAAACAATGATTTACGATAGCGAAACAATTAAGCTAAGCCGCATCGATAATTACATTTATCATCAGTATTTTAAATTGCCTAGTGAAGAAAACTGGAAAGGTGGATTCAAGGCGGGGCTAGCATACTATGACGGTACGCCTGAATTGTTACACTGGCTAAATGATTTGAGTGGTTGCTGGGGTACTGATTGCAATAATGTGATCTGGCTTTATGACAATGTGAATAAAAAAATTAATCCAACTAAAGGGTTAATGCGAATTGCATTTGTTAAGCCGCAGCCTGAATTCAGGCAAATGAATGATGCAATTGATTTTTATATTACCTATTCCAACGCTGGGTTTAAAGATAAAAAAGAAGCGCTGATTTGTGCTTTTAATACTCTCGAAAAAGCTAAAGAATGGCTGAGTATGGGGTAATATAAATATAGTTGTTTACTTTTGTTCAACTATGTCGAAGGTAGCTCAATTCGATTCTCGCCCTTTGACATGACTTTCCCCTCTAGTTTTTTTATTGCAAAGTTGTGTATAATATTCTTTATATAGACGTTGCCTTATTTCTAGAACATGCGTCTTCGGTAGATTGCAGCAACAGTAACTATCGCTCTAGATTGGGGAGTTATTCCGTCAAGCCTACGTACGAAGCCAATCAAAGGCAAAACCCTCAGATTATTAATTTAGTCTGGGGGTTTTTTATTTCGAAAAGGGGATTCCTTTAATTCTAAAAGTGTTTTCATTCAATCAAACTCCTTCCGTATTTATTCAGGATGGCTTCTAGTTTTGACGACAGTGTGTCCATGCTAACGCCTTTGCATATTTCATAAACTAAATCTGGAATTGTTTTTGAGCCGTAAACGTTAACGACAAAATGCTCTTCAATGCGATAGTTTTCAGAATTAGTAAAAGTTTTAAGGTACTCCCTCGCAACCCTCACAAGCTCATCTGACCATGCTTTTTGGGTGAGCTGGTGGTTCCATGCTTCTTGAAAAGTGTATTCTTGATGACTGCTTGGATCAAAGCTTTCAAATGAAATACAGCTTTTTGTGATAACAATATGTCTGTAATAAGTGCCTGCATCTAGGTCAGTGTCGCTCCACCCAAAATTCCCTAAATGTCTTGGGCTAGGCTCCTCCTGCATCCTCAACAGCTCAATCAGCCTGTTAACCAAGCTTACTTGTTTTGCAATTTGTGATAGGTCTTTGTTAGTTGTCATTTTCAAAAGCCTCAATTAGCGAAGATGCTGATTCAACTTGATTAGCCACGGTTTGCAAATACTTGCGCTGATTAATATTAAATTGCAAAACATTGTCATTTAAAGGCCGTCCAATGGCGTAAAAGTCGCCATGCAAAGAGTCTAAAATGTCTTTCAAATCCGCAACTAGTTTTTTGTAGTGTTCGATTTCTAACTGTTGCTTACCTATTAGTTCTAATTCGCTCATCCCTCGGCCTCCTTTTCTACAAAATATCTCATCCTTACACTTTCAGTTTTGCCAGTTAAACTACTAGTCAGCTGTTCGGGAACCGCAATCCGTCCGTCTTCCCCTTGAAGAAGCGGATCTATTTCTCTTAAATCTTCAATATTGTATTGTTTCATGTACTCTCTACTCTCCTTTGCTGGTGCGTTGCGGGCAATCTCAAAAGCAGATAAAACCGAATATGATCGGGCAAGAAGCGCCTCTTCAAGCTTTTTGATGCGGGCTTGCAGATCGAAATTAGCAACATGAAAACGGTGACAATCAACGTCTAAATTATCGTATTTGGTTTGCAACTCATCATACTCATCTTTGCGGATGTATTCAACAAAGCCAGCTTCCCCAAATTCTTTATCCTCCTCAAAAAAGAGAAGTCTAGGTATATCATCTGATAAAAATATTGTTTTTGGTGCTTCGCTCATCCTTCGGCCTCCTCTGATAGTGCGTTGTGGGCAGTTGTGCCAAAATCTTCTAAATTCCCATGAATATCTTCCACTAGGCACAATGGCTCATCAGTTGGATTTTCCTGCACGTTGTCAAAATTATCTGCATCCGTATAAAACCTAAGCGCCTCTTCAAGCTTTTTGATGCGGGTTTGCGCTTCTTGTATTTCTGTCTCACGGCTACGCTTCCCGTCAGCATATCCATCATCATAAGCAGCCCCTTGAAGTGTTCCCAGTCTCATCAATCCACCTCCAACAAAATATTTAAACGCTTGCCAAAATGCTCAAGGAAATAGTGTATATTGGCGTCAAAGCTAAAATAAATACCCAAAGGGCTGCGAAGATCTGAAGCTTCTTTCAAATCCCAAAGCGCTTCCCTGACATTCCAAACAAGCTCCCACTTGTCAGAATCTTCATCTTCCCAATCCAGCTTAAAACTGTCAGGGTCATGCTTGCCTCTCCATTGCTTGATTTCTTCGAGCAGTTTGAGTTTGTCAACGTGCTTTTGTGCGAGTTCTTCTGTCTTAAAGTAGTTGCCTATTGCGATTTTTTGTTGATCGTATAATGTTGAGCCTATGTCGCCACTACCCCAAAAATAAGAGCCTGGCTCTCCCTCTTCAGGCATCCAAAAAGGCAATTTAGCGGGCTCAGGTTTGGGCTGCTTGCCTTCAAGTTCCTCAATTCTCTTTTTTAATTCTTCAATTTCTTTTTCTAATTTTTTACTCATTTGTTTTTTTCTCCAATTCTTGTATTCTGTTTTTTGTAATCTCTAGCGCTTTTGTTGTTCCAATTATTTGTGAATAATTTCTTCGCTCATTTGGCCTCCCCTTTGGTTACTTGGATGCCCTCTAGTGGGGGATCTAGTAACTTGATTCCATTTTCCAGCTGGCAAATTAATTTAAGAATTATTTCGCTGTGTTCTTCATTGACGAGTACTTGATAAGTTTTGCCAGTGTCTAGAGTAGCTATAAAAGCTAGATGCTCTATGTTTAAATCGCTCATGCTAACCCTTTCCAAGCTTTTAAAGCCCTTTGTCCGTAATAATGTGTTGAGTATTTGTCTTTGAACTGTCAATAAAATCTTTCAACTTTTTGCGTATTGCTTTGTAATTTCTATCATCCGCAAATTCTTTATCCTCTTGCTTAAGCATTTCTTCGTAAATGTCCTCAAGTATTTGTATGTCTTCTCGGGTGAGTGTTTTCATCTGTTTCTCGCTCCTTCTTTTTCAATATACTTAATACACTCTTCAACGCTTGTACAGTTTTCTTTGATCTCCCGCAAGTCAACTTCAGATACTAAGTATTGTGCTACAGCGGGGAAAGCAACTAAACCTAATTCGAGCCCTAAATTCTTTAAGGCTTCTTGTAACTCTGCCATGGAAACACTACTTTGTTTAGATTCTATAGTTATTACTAATTTCATGCTATTCCTTTCCATGCTCTAAGAGCCCTTTGTCCGTAATAATGTGTTGAATATTTGTCTTTGAATTGTCCAGAGTTGTAGTATGTTAAAGCGGCTCTATGAGGGTCTGCTATCCCTTTAGCCTTAGCTCTTTGATACCCTACTAAAAGCACTTTGCTAATGGCATAATCTCCAGACTCTTCAAACGTTGTTAATTTAAACCAACCTTTATGCCAGCGTTTATCTATCTGCCATGCATGGCAACCATTCCCACCATCTCCCAATTGCAAGTATTTTTGATTTCTTGATTTTGGAACAAACCGCTTAGAATTGCCCGTTTCATTCTTTAATAAAGCCGCTAAATAATTAGCCATTTCACGCTCTGAGAGGTTGAATGATTTGTGATATTTTTTGGCTAGTGGCTGAAGATATGGTATAAATGGAGAGCTAATCTCTTTTACCTTCTCGTTAGAGCTGATTGATTTATTTCTTTCAGCTCTTTCTTGTTTTAGTACCTTCTGTGTCCATTTCAGCTTGCGCTCTGTAAGCTCTAACTCTTCCATGCCATAAAGAGGACAGGTACTAATATTCAATTCTTGCTCATCATTGGCTTTTGCTGGTGGAATCTTACTGCAACCAACAAAAGCAAATATTGCTAATAGCCCAATTACAGTAGTGGCACAAATCAACCTTTTACCGAATAAACGATTCTGTTTATATTGCCAAGGTTGAATCCATCTTTCAATTAAGCGAAGCTTAACTTCTTCGTTTAGCATTCGGCTTTTTAGCAAATTAGCGTAATAGTATTCATTCATTTTTTGCAGTCTCCTTTTGGTTAAGCTTTTTTACGCCTGGCACGTTATATTCTGCATAAAGCTTTACTAGGCTAGCCTCGAATTCCCACATTTGCTGGAAGCGGCCTTTTATCGCCCCTAGGAGTGTAGTAGAGACAAAAACATTACTGCCTACGTCTTTCACCACACAACCCTCTTTTACTTGCCAGTTATCGGGTTCAAGCAAATCACGAGTAATTAAATAATATTCAGTCATTATTTTCTTGTCTCCCAATCAGGAATAATAATTTTGACAACGCTTCTAATGCCAAAAGAGCTAAATCGTTGACATGTGGATTGCTTTCGCCGTGAGTAAGTTCGAGCAAATTGCGCCTCATTCGCTCAAGCAATTTCTGTTTTTCTTGGCTAGTCAATTCTTCACCTCCATCAATTCGGAATTGTCGTGGGTGTTGCCGATTACTTTTGTTGCAAATGCATGAGCAATCGGCAGCGGGGCATAAAAATTCCCTCGCTTTAACTTAAATCCATATTCAAAAACAACCAAACAAGGCTCTTGAAGAGCTACTGCAACATCATTAGTTACAATATCCCCTTCAAAAATGCGACTTCTATTTGCGTCATACAAGCCTGTAAACTGCCCAACCGTGACTGGGTCTACATAAACCCAGTCAAACTCTTTTACTTGACCCTTACCAGCTTGAAAATAGATTGCTGGTTGTATGTCATCCGAGTAGACTAATGAGCCATAAGCCCAATTTCCAGAGTTGGTTTTCCCTCTAAATATTATTTCTCTATCCATTTTTCAACAGCTCCTCTCTGACTTTGCCTTCAAACGGAAAAGAATCAGCTGGGTATTCATCATCAAACAATTTATTTAAATCGTATTGTAAAGTTTTTGCTCTTTCAGCAATAGCCTTGGCTAGTGGCTTTGGAGGACTAGGAATAATAGAATATTCGGTTTTTATCCCTTCCCCTTTCTTCGTAACGGTGAAGTCGTAGCCTTCGATTTGAACGCCGTAGTCAGGATTATTGATATATTCTCTGATGCTCTTAAGTAAGCCGATTTGAGTTAAGGACAGTATTTTGAAGCTGTCTGAGTTGTAGTCATAGACACAGCAAGCCATAAAATATTGGGGCTTTTGTCCAGGTTTGGAAGGTGGCAACATTGCCAACTCTTCAAATGTAAATGGATTCTTTTCGAGTCTGGTTAGCTTCATCGTTTTGTCTTCTAGTTTCACGAAGTATTCATAACCAGTGACAGGCAAGCCAATAAAGCGAAATTTGTTTGTTCCTGCTGTAAATTTTAGAAATTGGTCTTTTTGGTTTGGTAATTGGTAATTTGGATCAAAAAAGTTCATTGTATTTTCCCTTTGCGTGTAATTAATGGGGATTTGGCGCAAGTTCCCCTTCTTGCTGACATTCTAGTTTATAAACGTCTAATGTCCGACGTGGAAGCTTTGGTTTAGGGTTTACCAACCCGCCTAAATTTATTTGCTTGCATAGAGCGTTATCATGTCTCTGTAATACTCACGGCGGCGTTGAGCTTGTTTGATTAGCTTTTTCTTTAAGCCTATATTTGGAAATTTAATAGCTAAATAAGCCTCTCTTTGGGATTCAATGGAGCCGTAGGTTTTATGGTCGGTTAGAGAGACAAAGTCATTTTCTTCTTCTTGTGCAGCCTCTAGCTCATTCTCAAGCCTTTCAAGCTCCTTAATTACTGTTATATAGCTTGTTTGTAGTGTTTCTTTGTCCAACTTGTCCTCCGTTTATAAATGTATGTGTAAATTCTCTATTGTTGTGATTGCCAGACTGAATGGCTCTGTAGCTCCTGAGCTCTGCTTCAATAACGGAAATTGGTCTAGAGTTTTCTAGCGTCCCCGATTGCATACGCTCTTTTTCAAGCTGATTGATTTTTAAGTCTACGTATAGTGGGTTTTGTGTCATTTTGTTTAATTTGTTTAGGGTATTATTCAAAAACAAGGCTCTTGAAGAGCTGCTACAACATCACTAGTTGCAATATCCCCCGTCACCATCGCCATAACCATAACCATCGCCCCAGCCATCGCCGTAACCATAACCGCCGCACCAGCCATAACCATCGCCATCGCCATCGCCACGACCATTGCCATAGCCTGAGCCGTCACCATTGCCATAGCCTAAGCCATCGCCACAACCATCGCCATGACCATAACCATAACCATCGCCATAGCCACAACCTGAGCCTAAGCCGTAGGAATTTTGATTCACCTCAAAATTTATAGTACGTTTAGTCATTTTGTTTAATTTGTTTAGGGTATTAGCCATAACCATTATCACCATAACCGCCGCCCCAGCCATAACCATCGCCGTCACCATTGCCATAGCCATAGCCGTCACCAAAGCCATCGCCTGAGCCGTAGCCTAAGCCACAACCATCGCCATGACTATCACCATAACCATCACCCCAGCCACCACCACCGCAACCGTTGCCATCACCACAACCATCACCATAACCGTCACCACAACCTGAGCCATCGCCGTAGGAATTTTGATTTAACTCAAAATTTATAGTACGTTTAGCCATTTTTGTTTGATTTGTTTAGGGTACTAGCCGTTACCGTAATTGTCGCCATAGCCAAAGCCATTACCATCATAACCATAACCATAGCCACAGCCATCGCCATTACCGTTACCATCGTTACCATAACCGTTACCATAACCGTCACCATCGTCACCATAACCGTCACCATAACCGTCACCATCGTCACCATAACCGCAGCCGCAGCCGCAGCCGTTGCCGTTGCCGTTGCCATCGTTGCCGTAGGAATTTTGATTTAACTCAAAATTTATAGTACGTTTAGCCATTTTACTAGCCGTTACCATTGACGTAGCCATAGCCTGAGCCATAGCCTGAGCCATCACCGCAGCCATAATAGCCACAACCACAATTATCACCATAGCCATCGCCATGGCCATCGCCGTAGCTTAAGCCATAGCCTGAGCCATAGCCTGAGCCAAAGCCTGAGCCATCGCCATAGCCTGAACCATTGCCATAGCCTGAGCCATAACCTGAGCCAAAGCCATCGCCATAGCCCTTGTCGTAGGAATTTTGATTCACCTCAAAATTTATAGTACGTTTAGCCATTTCGATTCCTCGACTGATAAGGTGAAAACAACTGTTAAGTAATCAAATTCAACGAGTCCGTTACATTTATCCAATTTTGTATTTGTTAAAGGGCCATTTTGTGCAAGCTCTCCAAGCCCCCTTGAAGTGCCCCAAGATCTAATAACCGAGGCATTGTGCAATTTGCACTCAGAGCCATCTCTTTCAAATCGCCCAATCAGAACGTGCCCTCTTTGCAAAACGCAAATTTTAATATCTCCAGTGGCTTCTGTTGGTGGATTTTTGTAATACACTTCGCCATTTATTGTTATTGATTCGTTCATTGTGCTACCTCTTAATTGTTAGTGTGTTTAATACGTCTCTTTGTCTCTCCAAATTACTTGCTAGGTATTTAGCGTAATGCTCTGGAATCTTAAATTTAGCAGCGTTTGCTTCGAGCCATTTAATTGTTTCTTCAATCGCTAAAAATTCTTCTTCTGGTGTCATTGCAATCCCTTTACAAATAAGTCAACTTGCAGGAATCCAAAAAAAGCAACAAGTAGCAATCCGCTTAATGCTAAATAGTAAATATTTTTCATTTAGACATACTCCTGTTCTTAATCAGCTCATAATTGAGGTCTATGCGTTCTTGCAAAATTGCTTCTGCTTCTTTTTCGTGGTCGTGCTTAAGAGCAAATTGATAACGTTGATCGTAATGAAGTTCGCAAATAGATTCCTTTTCGGCTCGCTCTAGCCAGTCAATATCTTCCTCAACCTGATTGCGGTTGCTAATGATTTCTCGGCGTTCGAAATCAGAGAGGAATCTGTCTTTCAACTGATTATCTAAGCAGCTGAAACGGCTGTTTAGGAACTCTATCTTTTTAGTTAGTGTACTATTCATGATCCTAATTTACCTTTGATTAGGGATTGATTTGTAAAGCGAATTAAGCTTTTTGCTAATTGCTTACAGAAGATATTAACCCAATTTCAAGATTAATGTAACCCTACTGTCAAACTTCTTTAGTTAATTAATTCTCATTTTTCTTTTTGATTTTTCTTTTTAGTTTGACAAAATCTTCCACATCGTACCAACGATCCACCCCTGCGCCTTTTATCTGTTCCCCTTTTGGAACAAGGTTATATTTTTCCCAGCGTATAACTTGCCTATTATCTACACCGAAATAATCCGCTATCTCTTTCCTCGAAACTTTGCTGTCTGGAATATACATTTATTATTTATTTACTGTCACTCAATTGACATAATACCCTAAATGTGTAAAATAGTAATAGAGATCAGGAGAAGCAAATGAATAAAAAAATCGACAGGTTGCAAATTATAATTGATGCATACACGCCTGAACCCATTCGCGGGATAGGCAAGCTGGGCGAAGACTCACAACAGCTCAAAGATTTGTATGAGATCCAAAAAATGGTTGAAAATTACCAAGACAGTCTGATTCACAAGTTTTACGAAAAATATCCAAATATTATTTAGCAAATGTATGAATTAGGACAACTTAGAGATTCGCAAACAATTCGCTTGATCCCCGCAAAGAAAAAGAGAATCAATTGGATTCCATATTTTCAAGCCGTTTTAGCCGCTTTTGTTTTGCTAGGTTTGGCGATGCTGTCGTTAATTAACGTAAATTTATGAAAAAATACTATATTTTAAATGACAATAAAGAGCCAGTAGAGGTGGACTGGGAGGAGTATTGTAAATTTTTGGACATCCTAGAAAACAAAATAGTCAAACAAGAAACAATTAACAATACAAAGATAAGCACGGTTTTTTTAGGACAAGACATAGGAAATGGCATTGGGGCACCAATTTTGTTCGAAACAATGTGTTTTGGAGACAAATTGGATGGCGATCAGTGGAGATATCAAACATTTGATGAAGCTTTAAAAGGGCATCAAAAGGTGCTAGAAATGGTTACTGACTCTTAAATAAGACTTGCAAGTTTTGTAATAATGTTTTATAAATAGAATTCTGCGGGATTTACAAATTAGGGATTGATCCCCCTGATTGCTGAGTATTTGCGGCACGTAGATCCCTTTCCATTACAAATACGACAAATATGAAAGGAAATAAATTTTGAGCAATAAAAAATACTTTTGGTTAAAACTAAACTCTGATTTCTTCGATCAGACTCATATTAAATATTTGAGAAAACTTCCTGACGGGGACAGGCTAGTAATCGTCTATTTGAAAATGCAATTGAAATCTTTAAAAAATGATGGAATTTTGTACTTTGAAGGAGTCTTAGAAGATTATATTACAGAGGTAGCGATGAGTATTGACGAGGAGGTAAACATAGTAACTTTATGCATCTCGGCATTGCAAAAAATGAAATTGATTGAACTTTTAGAAGGTAATAACGTATTTCTAATAGAGACATTAAAAATTACGGGCAGAGAGTCTGAATCAGCCGAGAGAGTAAGGCAATACAGGTTAAATAAGGAAGATAAAGCGTTACAATGTAACAAGGATGTAACGAAGTGTAACGGTGATGTAACAAAATGTAACACAGAGAAGAGAAGAGAAAGAGAAGAGAAAGAGTTAGATATAGAGAAGAGAAGAGAAGAGAAAGAACCGCTTTTAGAAAAAGCTAGCAAAACACGCTTTCAAATTCCAACAGAAAGCGATGTGATTCTATATTTACAAGGAGAGCTTTCTAGTAAGTATCAAAAGTTTAAGAATTTGCCTGCTTGCGAAAGTTTTTTTGAAAAATGGTTTTTCTACTACGAATCCAACGGTTGGAAAGTTGGAAGAAACCAAATGAAAGATTGGAAAGCAAGCATTCGGCAATGGCTTAGTAAAGATTACAGTGCTTCAAAAGAAGAAAAACTCGATGAATCTTCTTTTGAAAACTGGACTGATGAGCGAAAAAGAATTTACAAAATACTTCAGGAGGCGTAAAAAATGATTACAGCAGAAGCATTAAAGCATCTATTGATGGTGTTAAAAGAAGCAAACTTACCAAATGCACCAAAAGAAATAAATGATTACGCTTTAGCCGCTTATCACATGTCTTTAGGGGATTACAGCGAAAAAGAAATTGCTACAGCAGTTAGAAAAATTCTAAAGAATCAAGCAGGGAGCGGGTTTTATCCTTCAGCCAGAGAATTACATGAAGTGATTTCGGGCATAAGCGAAACAAAGCAACTAACCCCACCAGTAGGAGAATTTAAATCTATTTGCAGGGGTTTATCGTGGAGTGGATTTTGCAATTATAATCATTCAGATAAAGCATTAGCTCAATGCATTAGGGATTTAGGAGAAGGTTTTGCAAAAAGTGAAATCTCTCAAGAGTCTTACTGGATAGACAAATTTACAAAATATTACGCTTCTCTCTCTGTCAGAGATTCTAAAACGCTAGCTCATCAACTAGAACAAAGCAGAAAGCTTGAACTCACCGATTTAAACACTATAGCGAAAGGAATTTTAGAGCATGTCAAAAAATAATCATCACGTTTTGAGTGCATGGAATGAAATATTTCCCATCCTTAAAAATAAACATCCAAACATTTTTAATGACTACACTGGAGCTCTTAAAGCTCTAGACTTCAAAGATTGGGAACTATTACAAAATTGGATGTATGTTAGATGGCGACAAATAGCGTTTAATGCAGGTGTGCCGATGGATGAATTAGATGTACACTCAGAAACGGATAGAAGAATGAAGATGTCCGAGCTCATCCAAAATTATTCTCATCCATTTCCAAAATTGGAGGCATTAGCAGCATGAAGAACACAGTAGTTAATCAAATTCTAGAATGTTATCAAGACGCTATGTTTGATGTGTGTACAGGCATGGATGCAGCTCTAGCGGACGAGGAATGTAACGCACGCATAAAAAAGATTTATGAGCAAAATCCTGAATTTTTAAAACAACCAAAAGGGGAAGAGCCAAAAATATCAATTGAAAACCCCGCAATTCTTGAAATCTTTCAACAATTAAAAAAGAAGAAGTTAGCATCATGACCCAAGAAGGCCTCTTAAATCGCAAAGACTACACTTTACCCTCGGCAAACATTTACATAGCCAAGAAAAGCCAATGGCTTAAGGATAAATTGAATTCTTTGCAGAAAAGAATTGGTTGAGTGCGCTTTGTGCGTTTGTCACTATGCGATCTCCTTGATTGTTAGCCTAATTTTGTTTTTAAGATCTTGAAAATCAGTTGCTTTGATTTTTTTGATTTTTGCAATTAAAGATCTACAGCGAGATTTGCTATACATCTTAAAATCGGGGATGCC